AGACCGGTGATAAATTACGCCCTATTGAAGTTCATGATATTGTTTGCTACATTGCTGATGCTGTTCTTGCCGGGGGGATTCGTCGTGCTGCTCTTATATCACTTTTTTCGGCTGATGATGATGAAATGCTCTCCGCCAAAACTGGAAATTGGTGGGAAAAAAATCCACAAAGAGGAAGAGCCAATAATTCAGTAGTTCTTCTTAGACATAGAATCACAAAAGAATATTTTATAGATCTTTGGGATCGAGTAAAAGCCAGTGGCTGCGGGGAACCCGGTTTTTATTTTTCCAACGATAAAGATTGGGGTACCAATCCTTGCTGTGAAATAGCTTTGCGCCCCTATCAGTTCTGTAATTTAACGGAGGTGAATACTTCGGATCTTGAGACCCAAAAAGAATATGAAGATAGGGCCAAAGCAGCTGCCTTAATTGGAACTCTTCAGGCTGGGTATACAGATTTTCATTATCTTCGCGATATATGGCAGAAACAAACTGAAAAAGAGGCTCTCATTGGTGTTTCGATGACTGGCATTGCCTCTGGAAAAGCTGTAGAACTTGATATGAAAAAGGCGGCAACGGTTGTTAAAAGAGAAAATGCAAGAGTTGCTAAGTTGATCGGAATTAAAAGCGCGGCCCGTTGTACAACTGTAAAGCCGGCCGGAACAACTTCTTTGGCTCTTGGAACTTCCAGTGGAATTCATCCGTGGCACAGCGAATATTATTTACGAAGAATTCGTGTCGCAAAAAATGAATCAATCTATACACACTTATTAATTCATCACCCTGAGTTGATAGAGGATGAATATTTCAGGCCTCACGATACTGCGGTTATCACAGTTCCTCAGAAGGCACCTGAAAATGCAGTCACGCGTAAAGAGAGCGCCCTCCAACTTCTTAAGAGAATTAAATATGTTACGAATGAATGGGTGCGCCCGGGCACCCGACGTGGCCAAAATACTCATAATATTTCTGCTACCCTTTCAATAAGAAATGATGAATGGGTTGATGTGGGCGATTGGATGTGGGAAAATCGAGATTATTATAACGGTCTCTCGGTGTTACCTTATGAAGAGCACACTTATGTACAACCGCCATTTGAAGAGTGTTCGAAAGAAAAATACCAAGTGTTATATGATTCTTTGGAAGATATTGATTTAACCCAAGTCGTTGAGCTTGAGGATAATACTGACCTGCAGGGTGAATTAGCTTGTTCTGGTGGTTCTTGCGAAATAATGTAGAAAAGTATTGACTTCATAAAAATAGTACGTATAATATAGTCGAGACATCAAGGAGGAAGATATGTCTGATGAAACAAATGATTATTTGGTTGAGTATTTTAAGGCTTTTCAGGCCGTCGAGCTGGAAATGGAGCCCTATAAGGAACACAAAAAGGACCTTAAGAAGAACTATGTTGAGAACGGCTGGCTATCAAAACAAGAGATTAGTCAGGGTCTGCGCGCCTATCGAATGCTAAAGAAGGGTGAAAATATTGATGATTTTACCGAAATTTTTGACAAGCTACAAAAAAAGATTAGTTAGGAGAAAGAATGCTGCTGAGACCCTGTAACAGATATCTCCTAATTGAGCCCCTAGAAGAAGATGAACTAGAAGAATCATCTATTTTATTGCCGGATGATTATAAGAAACAAAATCCATTTGGAATCGCCCTTGTAATCAGCAAAGCAAAAGATTGTAATATTGATGTTTGCGAAGGAGATACTGTAGTATATTCAATAAGCATGACTGAGAATGTAGCTCTTGGTGGAAAAGAGTCTTTTCTTCTTTTAGAGAACTATGTACTTGGTATTATTCATGAAACGAATTGAACTTTACGGAGATGGAATAGGCGCAGTAGAATTAGTTGATCATATGGGTTCTGACCTTACGATTGTCAATTCTGCTCGCGTTTCCTTTGGAAAACATAAAGATGAACTTGACGAAAAAGACAAAAAACTCATTAACTACTTGGTTAAACATAAACATACATCAACCTTTGAACACAACATTGCTACATTTAGGTTTGTGGTACCTTTGTTTATCCGCAGCCAGCATCATCGCCACAGGACTTGGTCCTATAATGAAATTAGCCGTCGCTATACCGATGTAGATATTCGTTTTTACGAGCCAAAAGCGTTCAGAACACAGCATCAGTCAAACAGGCAAGCCAGCAACCAGGATGATATTCAGAATCCGATGATAGATCCTGAAGATATTTGCGGGGGAAGTTTGGCATCATATCTAGTGATGAGTCACCACAAAAAATCGTTGAAACTTTACAACAAACTTATTAAAAATGGTATCTGCCGCGAACAGGCTCGCGGTGTATTACCACAGAACTTATATACAGAATATTATGGTACTTGTAATTTAAATAATCTATTTAAATTTATAGACTTAAGAACACACGAAGGCGCTCAGTGGGAAATTCAAAAAGTTGCCACAGCACTACTAGAGATGGTCACTGATTTGTGGCCATGCGCCGTGAGTGCCTACAGGGAGATTAAAATAAAATGACTTATTTACTATTATTGGTATTGGCTACAATACCTCCATCAGAGACTTATTTAGAAACATATAATGTTGAATATCCAACATATGATGAGGTTCTTCAGGAAGCAATTCATAATTGTCGGGGTGTCAATCCGGGAAAGGTTGATATTAAATTATTACGAGAATTAATTGAAATTGAAAAAGAATTTGGCGTACCCCCCGAACTTAGAGGAATGATATTGGCAGCTGCCTGCCAGGAAAGCGCATATAATCCTAAAGCCAGGGGCGATAGAAAGTTTAGTAAAAACAAAAAAACACCAATGGCCATTGGCATATTACAGATGTGGCCAATTTATAAAAAAATGTATCCTGGATTAGACAGAACAGATCCAAGAGCAGCCGCCCGGGCCTGGATGGGACATATTGTAAAACAAATACCCAAAATTAAACGCAAGTGTGGCTATAAAACAGATGCTAAGATTTGGGTAGCTGCCTGGGTGACTGGTATACGCTCTAAAAAAATAGGTGGTCGATGTCGCCAAGCACCCAATCATCTACGTATACTTAAGCGTTGGTACAAAAATATTAAAATTAAAAGGGCGAATGGCTGCTGAATTTGTGTGGGATAACGTAGTAATAGGCACTACGCTATCTGCTGTCAAGTGGGCCCAAGAAATGAATTGGCCAGTTCTTTTTAACAAAGAGCCGGCCTTTTTTAAGTTTAAGAAGCTTAATTCTGGTGATCTTGAGCATGAAAAGTGGCAAGAAATTGTTTCTGATTTATCTTTGCGAGGCCTAGTTCCTTTCGGAGATAAGATTTCTTCTATTCGCATTAACCAAAATGAAATAGAAGTATTCTGTGGAATTAGAAAATATGTCGTTAATTATAAAAATATCAAATTCTTTGATGAGGATAATATCGAAAATTTTCCATTTTCTAGAATTAACATTAAAAACTATTGTGTGTGTGATTGGTTTCGGGTTACATCAGGTACGAACCATGACCATTTGTTATTAGAAACTGACGATGACTTTGTGAATAAGATCTATTTTTTTCCTAAAATTACTTTGCCAAAGTATAAAGATTGTGTTTCGCAATCTTTTATTTCACAAGAAAACCTGAATCATGTTGATTATACTTCAACAATGGCGCGCCTAAAAACTATTTCAACAATGAAAGAAGTGGGCATTTTGGGAACAAAACATACGAAAACTTATTGGTATCCAATTAAAATGGAACTAATTGAGCGACAAGTCTTTAAAATTAAAGAAGAAATTACACAAAAAAGAGATAATTATATATTAGATACCAGGGAGTTTAGATGAGTGCAGGATTTCATCTTGCTGGTATTATTCCTGTTGCCGGCCCAAAATTAGATTTTAATTTTCCATGGCATGATTGTATGATGCCCATAGCGAAAGATTATCTTGCTATTGAGCGCGCTGTTTTAGAGTGTGCATATGCCGGCTGTGAGACAATTTGGATTGTTTGTGATGATGATATGCAGCCGCTTATAAGATATCGCCTAGGCGAATATGTGAATGATCCTGTTTGGGTTTACAGACATTTTGATAGAGAAAAAAGTAAAAAAAAGAAATTTATTCCAATTCAATATGTTCCAATTCACCCAAGAGATAAAAACAAGAGAGATTGTTATGGGTGGTCAATTTTATATGGTGCCAAGACAGCAGATAAGATAAGTCGAGCAATAAGTACTTGGCTCACACCACATCGATTTTATGTGGCTTTTCCCTATGGCGTATATCCGCATTGGTTCCCTCGTCCCCACCGCGATAAAATATCTACAAAACAAAATAAAAAAGTTTTATATCGCTACGGTGATAAAACTATTATGGATGGAGAATACTTGGGGTTCACATTTAATCAATCAGATTTACAGCAATTTATCGACGAGGTAAGAGAAAAATCAACTGGGTTGTTTAAAAATGAACAAAGGGAAAAATTATCTTTAAAAGAAAGATATTCATATAGATTTTTTACTTTAGATCAAATTTTTAATACAATCGACACAGACAACGTTGTGTATCTTGATCTCGAAAAATATCATAGAATAGATACTTGGGATTTATATTCTGACTATATATCTTCGGAAGGAAAAGTGCAATATCCTATTCCACGAAGTCTTTTGAAAGCTAACCAGATTAATCCTGTTGGAGTCGATGATTAAAGAGGCCAAATGAACATTGAAGATCTTATTGGTAACACACCAATAGTTGAATTAAAGTCTAATATTTTTGCTAAGTTGGAAACTTTTAATTTGTCAGGAAGTATTAAAGATCGTATTGTACTATATATAATATCTCAAGCCGAGAAAGAAGGTTTAATTAATGAAAACACTGTTTTGGTTGAAGCAACGAGCGGCAACACTGGTATTGCTCTCGCTATGCTTGGTGCTATAAAAGGCTACAAAGTAAAAATCATAATGCCCTCCAACATGTCTGCAGAGCGGAAACAGCTCATGAGATTGTATGGAGCAGAAATCATTGAAGTTGGTCCTAATGATTTTCCAGGCGCAATTGCGTTGAGGGATCGATCCGTTCAAGAGAATAACAATTGGTGGTCTCTAAATCAATTTGAGAACCCACTAAACATCGAATGTCACGAAAAAACAACTGCTCGTGAAATTATAAGACAGGTTTTTATCGACCGCCAGAGAGAGCCAGAAGTATTGATTTGCGGTGCAGGAACTGGAGGCACCATAATGGGCGTGGGAAGGGCCCTTAAGCGAATTAATAAAGATCTCAGGATCATACAGGTCAAGCCGGCCGAAGATGCCTTAAATCATGGTATACAGGGCATTGGAGACGGCGGAGATTATCTAGTAGATCCTGATTTTATTGATGAAATTGTTTATATTAAGACCGACGACGCGATGAAGAAGGCTAGAGAATTGTCCTCAAATGGCTTATTGGTTGGCATTAGCTCCGGTGCTAATATCTTGGCGGCTGAACAGTGTGCTAAAACTCACAAAGGTACCGGAGCGATTATCACCTTTCTTCATGATCGCGGTGAAAGATATTTATCTCTTTACTCTTAGTTTTTCATTATTATAATATAGAAACAGAGAGGGTATTATGGAACGAATAAAATCAAGCATTCCTTTTGTAGGCCTACATGCACATAGTGTTGTGGGCTCTCCATTTGATGGATTTGGATATCCGCAAGATCATATGGATTTTGCATATCAAAATGGTACGAATGCTTTAGCGTTAACAGATCACGGAAACATGAACGGTACATCCTATCAGGTTTTACACGCCAAGAAGATGAAGTCGGAAGGCAAAGAGTTTAAACCGATTTTTGGTGTTGAAGCCTACTTTGTGCCTTCTATCACAAAATGGAAAGAGGCCTATGAAGAAGCTAAAACCGATAAAAAGACAGCGAAAGGTCTTGAAAAAGATGACGGCCGCCTGGTAACAGAAGATGAAAATGCCTCAAAACAAAAGAGTAATTTAATTAAGGCCCGCCGGCATTTAGTGCTGTTAGCACAGAATCAAACCGGCCTCAACAATATTTTTAAGATTGTATCTGAAACTCATCAGGGAGATCATTTTTATCGTTACCCTCGTGTTGATTATGAATTATTGGAGAAATATAATGAAGGAATTATCGCTTCGTCTGCTTGTTTGGGCGGCGTGTACGCTGGTAATTATTGGGATAACCGTGATAGTGGACCTGATGCTATCCTAGGCGCAATGCGCGAAACAACCAGCACAATGCAATCTATTTTTGGAGATCGTTGGTATGGGGAACTACAGTGGAATAATGTCCCAGAACAACATACTTTAAATGAGTATGTCATCCAGATGCATGATGAATTTGGAATTGAGCTTATTTCAACTGCTGATAGTCACTACCCAACTCGCGATGCCTGGAAGGATCGTGAGTTATACAGGCGCCTGGGTTATCTCAACAGGCCAAAGAAGCCAGAATGGTTAACATCGGAACTTCCTATTGATGTCGATGAAATGGGAATGGAACTCTATCCAAAAAATGGCGATCAAATGTGGGAATCGTACAAGAAGTACTCAGAGGAGTGTCAGGTAATTTATGATGATGATTTGATTTATGATTCTCTAGTGAAAACTCATTACATTGCTAATGAGCGTATTGAGGATTTTATGCCTGATGACACAGTTCGCCTCCCAAGCTTTGTTGTTCCGGAGGGCGCAACTGCAGATGAGGCACTCCTAAAAATCTCTGTCACAGCGCTACGTAATCTTGATTTGGATGGCGATGAAGTATATACAGGAAGACTACGGCACGAACTAGATGTCATTATTGACCGTGGTTTTTCAAAGTACTTTCTTACGATGAAAGCAATAGCAGATAAAGCGAACGAGAATATGCTCTCAGGTCCTGGTCGCGGATCAGCGGCCGGCTCACTTGTAGCTTACGTTCTAGGTATTACACAGGTCGATCCTATTAAGCACGGCCTCCTCTTTAGCCGTTTTCTGCGCTCGGACGCAACAGATTATCCAGATATTGATTATGATGTCAGTGACGCCTTTGGGCTGAAAGAGATTTTGGCAAAGGAATGGGGAGACACCAACGTTGTGCCTATCTCAAATTTTAATACGCTTCAGCTGAGATCTTTAATTAAAGATATATCAAAGTTTTATGGAGTCGATTTCACAGAAGTAAACATTGTAACTGGTCGAATGGCCAAAGAAGCTACTCCAAAAGCAAAAGCAGCAAAAGGTATTAAAGCTGGTTTATATATTCCAGATTTTGAAGAGCTAATGAAATATTCTGATTCTTTGAAGGTCTTTTTGGAGAAGTATCCTCATATCAAGACTCATATTGAGGCTCTATATGGACAGGTGCGTTCTGTTAGTCGACATGCCGGCGGTGTTGTTATTGGAGAAGATTTGGACAAGCACATGCCTCTAATCAATAGAGGTGGCGTTATTCAAACTCCGTGGGCCGAGGGCCAACATGTAAGACATCTGGAGCCTATGGGCTTCATTAAATTTGATTTGCTTGGCCTTTCAACACTTGAGATGATTCAATCTTGCGTCGGACATATTCTTCGTCGCCACAAAGGAGTTGAGAATCCAACTTATCAAGACATTAAGAAATATTATAATACATATTTACATCCAGATAAGATTGACTTAAATGACCAGAAAGTCTACAAGAATATCTTTCAAAAGGGTAAATTTATTGGGATATTCCAGTTTACAAATGAGGGTGCACAGCGCTTTTGTAAGTCGGCAAAACCTACTAGTATCATTGATATTTCTGCTATTACTTCCATTTATCGTCCAGGGCCCCTGAGTGCTAACGTCGATCGATCATATGTAAAGGCAAAGCGAAATCCTTCTGAGATCCAATATGTAAATGATCTAGTAAAAGAAGTTACACAAGAGACCGCCGGGTTTCTTATTTTTCAAGAGCAGATTGCGCTGTTAGCACACAAGCTTGGCAACGGAATCAGCCTTGATGAGGGCAACAAGCTTCGAAAGCTTTTGACAAAAAAAGGTACAGGTAAAGGAAATGAAGAAAAAGAACAAATCAGAAAAAGATTTATTGAAGGATGCTCTGCTAAGTCAATTGATCGAGCCACCGCCGATAAACTCTGGAGAAATTTTGAGTATTTTAGTGGGTATGGCTTTAACAAGTCTCATGCTGTTGCTTATAGTCTCTTATCTTATCAATGTGCCTGGCTTCTAAATTATTATCCAGAATGTTGGGTTGCGGCTTTCTTGGATAAAGAACCAGAATCACGTAAAGAATTGGCTATTTCTCTAGCGCAACAGTATGGTTTCAATGTAACAGATATTGATATTAATACTTCTGCGGGAATTTCTTGGGAGATTAGCGATGATGGTAAAACCTTAGTTCAACCTTTGAGTTCTATCAAGGGCTTAGGCGTTGCGGCTATTAAGCAGATTGTCAATAATCGTCCATTTGAAAATGCTGAAGATCTATTATTTAAAGAAGGAGTTACTTATTCCAAATTGAACAAGAAAGCATTAGATGTATTATGTCGTTCCGGCGCGCTGGATAAAATTGTTGACGATACATTTACGGGAATGAAACACTTTTGGATGGCCTGCGTTCAAAATCGTCCGAAGAACAAAAAGAAACTACAAGACAATATTCAGGAGTTTCACGAGGAGCGCGAATTCTCGCGAGAGGAAAAGATTAATAATATATCAGATTTGACGGGAATTTTTCCTTTTGACATTGTTCTCTCGAAAGATGTCAAGGCGGCAATACAACGATATGAGGTTCCAGCGCTCGGCGATTGGGATCCAGAACTTGGAGCAGCCTGGTTTATTCCGCGTGAAAAAATTGCCAAGAAGACGAAAAATGATAAGCCATACTGGATATTGAAGGTTATCGATAATACTTCAACTGTTAATACCATTAGAGTTTGGGGTGTTGATCCTCGCAGAGATTTAATTCATTTGAATCGCCCTTATGGTGCCCAACTAAGCTTTAGTGAAGATTGGGGATTTAGCTTGAGGCTAAATAGAAATAAATTAGTATTATTAGGTTGACAAGCAAAAAGGAGCTTGATATTATGAGTGGAGCAAAAAGAAAAATTAAGCGCGCTAAACAGAAACGAGCACAAAAAGAACTAGAAGAAAAAATGTTCATGTTTGACAAACTAGGTGACGAATGCCTAGCCTGTAGAGAACCTTTTGATAAAAAAAACAAAGAACAAGTTCAAAGTTGGAATGTTGTAGTTCGCAAAAAAGAAAACAAAGTGAATCTTTATTGTCCTGGATGTTGGACAAAAGCAAAAAACATTATTGAGGAATTCGCAAGGAGTAAAGAATGATAATTGAGTATACAACAACTGGTATCGGCGTTAAAACACCAACGAGGGGTAATCCATCTGACGCAGGTTTAGATATATATGCGCAATTGCCAGAAACAGTTCAAGTTGAGCCCGGGCAAAACAAAATGATTCCAACTGGTTTACGTTTTGGAATTCCGCATGGCTACATGTTACAAGTGTGTAATAGATCTAGTATGGGAGCAAAGCGATCATTGGTTGTCGGGGCACATATAATCGATTCGGGCTACGATGGAGAAGTTTTTATTGATCTTCATAATATTGGCTCAGAGATACAAATCATTGCCAACGGTGACAAGATAGCACAATTGATTTTAGTACCCGTAGTTCATTTCCGGCCTAGAAAAAGCATTGGTCAGAATTTATATGAAAATCAAGGGCTTACAATAAGTAATCGAGGGGAAGGGGCCTTGGGTAGCACAGATCTAAAAAAGCAGCACCCATTAAATGGACAAAACGGAGGCGGCTTCTAATGAAAATTAACAAAGAACAGTGGCGCGGAATAAGTGGCTTAGCAGATTTACATGAAAGAGACTTAAGGGAGATCCCCCGAGCCCGCGAACAAATTAATCCACTACCAGGTGTACAACTAGGAGATGAAATATACGATCCCAAAGTTAACCACCCAAAACACTATAATGGTGGCAAGTATGAGACCATTGATGTAATAGAAGATTGGAATTTAGATTTCCATTGCGGAAACGCAGTTAAATATATCTCTAGACACAATCACAAGGAGAACCCCAGACAAGATATTGAGAAGGCAATTTGGTACCTGAAGAGGTACTTGGAGACCCTTGTTGAAGACTCTTGATCTACACAACACCAAGCACAGTAAGGTGGAAGAAAAGTTAATAAAGTTTGTTAATCATCGTCTTCCTCTTGACCTACCGTTTAGAATTATAACTGGTAAATCAAAACACATACATACCCTGGTGATTCAACTGTTAAAAAAGAATGAACTATATTGGAAATACGAAAATTATACTAATATTGGATCCATAATTATCATGGACAAACCTATCCCGGGATATAATTGATATGACATTTAAAATAAAGGAGAGTCAGTGAAAGAAGTATTATCATATGATGATGTATTGTTGGTGCCAAAATACAGCAATATCGAAAGTAGAAATCAGGTTGACATTGGTAGCAAATTAGATGAAAGTTTAAGTTTTAAATTACCAATTATATCAAGCCCGATGGATACCATCACAGAAGATAAAATGGCAATTGCAATGTCAAGGTGCGGTGGGATGGGAATTGTTCATCGATATAATGAAATTCCCGAACAAGTGAGAATTGCTGCCCGGGTACTTTATGAGAATGGTAAATTAAAAGTCGGTGCGGCGATTGGAATGACTGGTGATTTTGAAGAACGCGCCATGGCATTGAAGATGGTTGGCGTACAAGTATTGTGTGTTGACGTTGCTCATGGACATCATATTATGATGGAACGTTGCCTCAAAACACTCAAAGATCGTTTTGGGGATGAAGTTCATATTATGGCTGGGAATGTTGCCACTCTTGAAGGATTTGATGCTTTGGCCTCCTGGGGTGCCGATTCAATTCGTGTTGGCATCGGAGGAGGCTCTATATGCTCTACGCGCCTAGTTTCTGGCCATGGCATACCAACATTACAAAGCATTATGGACTGCGCGAAAAGTGAATATGATACAAAAATTATTGCCGATGGGGGAATAAAAACTTCCGGCGATATAATTAAATCATTGGCAGCTGGCGCAGATTTTGTTATGATTGGCTCTTTGCTCGCTGGTACCAAGGAATCTCCTGGTGAAATATTCACAGCAAACTCAGGCAAAAAATACAAAGTCTACAGGGGCATGGCATCGTCCGAAGCGCAAAATGATTGGCGGGGCAAATCTTCCGCACCGGAAGGAATTTCGACTACCGTTCCGTATAAAGGCAGTGTTAATGCTATTCTTAAAGATCTTGCTGGGGGTATACGCAGTGGTCTCTCTTACTCAGGCGTACGAAGCTTGCAA